CTACAAACCGCAAACAGACGGCGGGATTATTACACGGGTATGCGCCGCGCTATTCTCCGCACTCCACCCCATAATTCAGCACTCACGTAGCAGAAACTACCAGAGCATAAATTCTGGGTACAAAAAAATCACGCTGACGGGGTGATTTACCGCTGTTTGTTGAGGTGTTTGTAGCACCTGTATAGATCTTATTCCAACTACAAATTAGAATCAAGCGACAATTAACCATAGTTTTAGGTGGGTTTTCTTCATGGCTGAACATATTGATAAAGAGAAGATATATCAATTTTCAATGGGGTATGCTTTTAAGAACCAACATGAATGGCGCGATTTGAAAGAAAGATGCTTTTTCGGAATTATCGTAAGTCAGGTGCTGTTACATCCAGAAAAAATTGATGAGTTAGCCGAAGAGTTTTGCACGGAAACAGGCTATGAGCGAACACAATTCGATCAGCTAATGAGCGAAATAAATTGTGAATGGAATAAGCTGGTATAGAAATTCAAAGGAAGATCAAATAAAAACCCCGAAGGCCAGTAATGACCAACGGGGCTCCTAATCTTGACTTCGCCAGACGATTGTATATCCACGTATAACCATAAACAACATTTTTCAGCCCATAAGATTGGCGTAACACCTTATAACAACTACAAATAAGTCGAAAGGGAAAGGGATAGAATTTTTGCAGTGAGCTATGGGATGTGGGTATAATCCCGCCCGGTGCTTGAGGCTATCTGTCTCATGTTACCGTGCGGCAGATAGAGAAAAGCCCCGAAGGTCAATTTTCATTAACCAACGAGGCTCTTATCGTGACATCGCAATCCGATTATAGCCTCCCCAACGCTAAGGAGGCAACTTTGTTTTACAAAGGAGTTTTTTTGTTCATCGCGATTTATATCGCGGCGTTACTGGCATATACCGCTCTAAACCGGACGCTTTGCGAAGCGTCAATAGGACAGGGAGGTATGCAAGTGGCGGCAAAGTTTGCCTACGAAGCTAAGGAGAGTCGCTAAATCAGGGCGGGGGTAACACCCCGCCTTTCTGACTGCGATGTACAGCCTGAGCACCTTTAAACGCCGCTCCTTCGGGGGCGGCTTTTCTTTATCTGCTGTTACCTCTCGCACTATCTTTTGTCTTATCTCATCAAAAAACCATAATGGCATCTGCCACGGACAGGTAGCGAACTGCCTGTTTAACTGACTTTTAGCCATTGCCTTACTCTTTGTGATGTTGAGCCATTCCGCCCCCCGGAGTGGCTTTTTTTTATTTGTACTACACGCCAGCGGTAACGCTGTTTTTGATCCTCCTTTTTCCTCGCTACGCTGCAAGCCTCACAAAGGGGGCGTTGTGACCATAAAAATAAGTAAACGAGATGATGTGTTTGCAAAGCTGGTAGCCAGTGAGCGGGAAGCGCCTGGATTCAGCTATGCAAAATCTCGCAACAGAGAATACAAAGGTTTCAATGATGATTATCAGGCTGAAAAGTTGCTTAAAGACAACGAGATACAACAGGCTGTTAGCGTTTATCGAAAACACATCATTGCTAAAGATATTGTTGGCAGACAGGAGGCATTAATTGACCTTTCAGCCCGTTTCCGTGCGCCGGACTCAACAGCGGTAATGCTGGAGTTACAGGCACTGGAGAAGTTGCGTCTTGAACCGGAAGTGTTCCGTAGCCGTCTGGCGGCAATCGACACCAGAGCCATAAAAAATATCAAACGCACAAAGCATGGCTGGCAGGTTGAAGGATTAGACAAATCGAACCTCGCAGCGCGAATCCTCACGCTTGCGGGAGTTGACCTCAGCAAACCAATTTCAGACGAGGGCAAAAGAGCCGCCCGCGATTTGCTGGCTGATATTTATAAGGAAATGGCAACAGATGACGAATGATATTGAACGGCGTGACGAATGGCTATGTGCTTCAAAAAAAGAGGCTAACTGGATGCGCATAATGCGCCGCCTGACAACTAAACCCCATCGAGTAAAAAATCTACGAGGTGGGCGCGGTTCTGGCAAATCATGGATGGTTGCAGAGGCATTGATACAATTGGCAGTGAGATATGACCTACGTTTTCTCTGTCTGCGCCGTGTGCAAAAGTCTATCGACGCATCAGCGCATCAATTGCTTTGCGACACCATACGCCGCCTCGGTTATGAATCAGATTTCACTGTTACTAACAACAGCATCAAGGCCAAATCAGGTGCACAATTCCGCTTTTTAGGCTTTCAGTCAAACCTTGACTCTATTAAGTCTATCGAGGGTGTAGACATTTGCTGGGTGGAGGAGGCGCATGCAATTTCACCGGAAGCATGGGAAGCGTTAACACCTACCATGCGCCGTCCGGGTGCAGAGCTATGGATTACCTTTAACCCTGCATATGCTTGGGATGAAACTTACGTTCGTTTCGTCTTAAATGCGGGTGAACAATGGTTCGTTGAAGAGGTTAACTGGTATCACAATCCGCACTTTGGCGAGACGCTGGATAAAGAGCGCCTGCATTGCCTCAAACATTATCCAGACCGCTACGACAATATCTGGAATGGTGTTCCTGTAAGTGATTTACCCGGTTCCGTAGTCAATCGCGGCAACCTCGAAAGACTCATTGTAAAACCCGATTCAGATCTGGCGAAAGCCTGTCGGACTGGTGTTAAAACAGCGGTGCTCGACGTTGCAGATGATGGTGATGATGATTCGGTCTTGTCTTTCTTTGATGGGCGTTTTTTGTACCGTATGGAGCGGTTGCAGGCGCGGGACACTGTTCAGCTAGCGCAGCAGGCGTTAAAGCTGGCAACAGAAGAAGGTTGTTCAGTCCTGATTTATGACTCTGTAGGCGTTGGTTCTGGTGTTAAAGGCGAACTTAACAAGTATGAAGACTCTGACATTGAGTTTCGTAAGTTTGTGGCTCAGGGCGAGGTTTTGCGCAAAAAATCCCGCTATCGCGGCGGGAGATCCAACGAGGATACTTTCCACAATCTGCGTGCTCAGGCGTGGTGGGCTTATCGCGATGTAGTTAATGACACTGTGCGTTGGCTTGATGGTGGTATTAAGCCACAAGATGGGGTTTTTGCCATATCAAACAACATCCCGCGCCGCTATCTCGACCGCATCCTTTCTGATTCTACTGGTGTCATGTGGGAAACCACACCAGACGACAAAATTCTTATTGAATCGAAGAAAAAAGTTAAAAAACGGTTGGGCGTGTCCACTGACTACGCCGACGCCATATTCCCGCATCTGGTACGCATGAAATCAGGAATTATTGAATGACGAACAAAACCAGCTTAATTCCCACTGAGGGGATTTTAACAAAAGAGGGCTTACAGCCTGCCAGCTACAACATTGACAGCTACGTGACCATGATGGAAAGCGTGTCACATGGTGTTAAAGGTGCTGCCGGGATGGGGTCGCCAACGGCAAATCGGATGAAGGCCAGAGCCGCAGAGGGAAAAATACCGCTGGTGGCGGCACTGGCTGGCGAAACATCCGGGATAGGCTGGCGCATTATCAGCGAACCGGTTGCTGCAGCGATGCTTAACGGATTCGATATCATCACCGATAAACCGGAGGATGATAAAAAAATCAAACAACTGTTTGATGATATGCGTATCTGGCAAAGCGTTGAACGCGCCACAGTGCTTAAACGTCATCAGGGCTGGTCTGTGCTGGTCATGGGTGATGATTGGGTTAGAAGCCACGGCGCAAACTGGATTACACCGTCAAATGACTGGTTTTCTGATTATAACGATCCGCTTTTCGGTCTGCCGGAAGGCTGGCGTATTCAGCTTAAAAGCCCGATTGGTGGCGAAGTCTTTATTGAGCAAGATGATTCACTCCTTTTTGGCGATCCAGAATACCAGCCGATTTACGGTAGTGCTGGCGTCGAATTTGGTGAGCCGGTTCTCTGTAAACCTTATGCATCGTTACAACGTCTTGGCCTGTCTCATGAGTTAATCATCAGTATTTTGTCACTGTCAGTACAGGATATTTATAAAAAAGAAGAACTTGCAGAAGATTTAAAGTCAGCGAAGGGCGAAGCTATGGCGGCGCGTCGTCTGGCTGGTATCGCGGCTACCAGGCATTTGAATGACATGGTGGCAATAGATAAAGATGAAGATATTACGCGCTTACAGTCCAGTATGACGGGAACCGCTGACCTTGTTGATATGGCTATCAAGCTGGTGTGCGCTGAAACAGGTTTTCCGGTATCAATGCTGGCTGAACGGCGGTCAGGACTATCTAACAGCGATACCAGCGCCGATGCGCAATGGCAAAACCTTGTTTCTCACATCACCACCAATGACATTATCCCCGCACTTAAAAAGCTGACGTTGCGCTATTTGGGCGTAAAAGCTGACTTTATTCCTAACAAATCTCAGGGGCAGATTGACCGCGAGGTAGACAGGGACAAGAAGGTTGCGGAAACGGCGCAGATTTATTACGGCATGAGAGCCATCACCAGCGAAGAAGCCAGGGCAACAGCGAAGGAAACCGCCGCCGTAACACTCCTGACTGAGGCAACGCCAGCAACAGGCACTATTGATGACCAGAATGACAAGGATTTGAACCAGAACGATACCGAAACCAGCAATAGTGAGGCCAATAATGCCGAAAAGTAAACCACGTTATGACGCTGGTTATCCACTGGCTATAGAACTGGTTTACGCGCAAAAGCTGGGTGATAACACCCGGCTTTTTTGTAAATGGGTTCGCGAAGCCTGTTTAAAGACTTACCGGGCAATCGGTAAATCCGGCGCACTTCTTAATACTGATGCGGCTGATGGTAAAGATGTATCCGTTGATGGTGTGCTGGGAGATTTTATCGCCGCCGCAACGGTTAAAAAAGTGCGCGTTTACATCAAGCAACGAGCGGGTAAAAACTATTCCCGCATGACGCGAGAGCAACAAGAAAGGCTTATACGGTCTGTAACTCAGGAGCTATTGCCTGATGCGTCCATTTTCCTAAAAGCAATACCAGCGTTATTAAAAGACGGGGAGTTTGGCGCGGTTCCGGCGTATATCGTCAGTGAAGTCAGAAGGCAGGCAGGTATAAATCTGGCTAAAGACTTCGCAAGAATAACAAACACTAAGCCTGATACCTATATTCGCATCATTAACCGCACCGCCGATGAAATACAGAGCGCTATCGTAAACGGGAATTTTGGTTTTACCGATGAATACTGGCAAAGCTATTACCAGCGCTTCCGCGTTGATGGCGTAAGCCTGGTTGACCTGAAAAAAGGATTGCCAGCCACGCCAGACACAGCGGGGGCAGTCTCCGAACAGGTAGCAAAGTTATCTGAATCGCTACGCACAACCAGTGTTATCCCGTCACTGCCAGCGATGAATACCACCACCACGCAACTTGCCGATTCTGCTCTGGATGATTTCAGACTCATCATTAAAGCCGCCGCAAATGTTGACCTTGCGCCGGGTATAACAATTCCGCATGAAAACATGGCAGAGCTGATAGCGGTCGATATTTATGACGGTGATAAAAAGCTATTGCAGCAAACCGCCGACTGGTTAACCGAAAGTATGGGACGCATGGAGAATGTTTCTGATGAAGCACTTCAACGCGGGATTAACACAGTACAGCAGGGATTACGCGAGGGGCGCGGCGTCGATTACATCGCTAATAAACTGGCTGATGAGATGGAGATACCTTTCCGGCGAGCCCGTAACGTTGCCCGTAATGAGATTGGCAATCAGGCATGGAACCTTGAGGAAGCCAATGCACGTATTGCCGGGATGAGCATATACCGCTGGCGGGGCATGTTAGACGAACGCGAACGAAAAGAGCATGTTGAGCGCGAAGGTAAGGCATACACGCCGACCAGACCGCCACGAGACGGGAATCCGGGTCAACCTAATGGTTGCCGTTGTTTTCCTGAATGGTTGTTCTCTGCGTCGGATGTGGAAGAAGCGGAGAAAGAAATTGCAGCAAGAAACACAGGTTAACGTTGATGCAATAAAGCAATGGGAGATAACCCCGGAAGGTTATCTCCAGATTGATATCCCTATAGCCCGTCCGGGCGTACTGGTTTATGACCGCAATCGCGGTGATGCATTCACGGCAAAAGAGTACCGCTCAGCCGATGAATTGTTTAACCAGGACTCAATGAATACCTTAATCGGCAAGCCTGTTACGGTGTCACATCCTCGTAATGGTCTGGTGACGTCAAAAAATTACCGGGCTGTCAGTGCTGGTGTGGTTACTGCCGTAATGCGTCAGGGCGATGAATTGGTAGCCCGCGCTCTGGTTCAGGATGAGAGATCCATTCGCCTGATTCAGCAGGACAAAAGATTACGCGGGGCGTCGGCTGGCTACCAGTGTGACGAAAAGCCCAAACAAACGGGACGAGCCCCTGACGGGCAAGAGTTTGACACGGTGCAGAAGGGTATTAACTACAACCACCTGAGCATAGTGCGCAACCCACGGGTAAAGACAGCAACATTCAATCTGGACGGTGAACCGATGGAATTAGAAGAAGCGTTAGCCAAAATCGAACAACTGGAAGCGGATAAAAAAACGCTCACCAGCGACCTTAGCACGGCGCGTGGCGACTTGCTCAAAGCAAACAACCGCATGGTAAATATGGATTCAGCCAGCAACGAAGCCTACGAGCGCGGCGTTGCTGACGGTCGTCAGGAGCATCAGCTTAAAGAAACGGCTAAACGACTGAACATCAATACCGACAGCCTGGGCGATATCAGTCTCGTTAAGCAGGCCATCATCCGTAAGGCAAATCCAGAAGTGAACATGGATAGCTGGAGCGATGAACAGGTTGATGTTGCGTTATCAATGGCGCTGGTGGCTTGCGGTAAAAAGTTTGAGCAAAAGCCGCGTAATCCACGCATCAACAACGATGAATCAGGTGCAGGCAAAAGCAATGATGCGCACAGTGATTATCAGTCCCGCATGTTTGGCAAAAAAGAGGCCGCAAAATAATGCAGACCACAATTAAAGGTGATTTTGACGCGGGATTGCCCGGTGATTTAGCTGTCCTGCCGTCTTTTCGTTCCTCTGCTCGCGTATCTTCCCGCCGTGCTGGTGGTGAGGTCGCGCCCGGTGATGCCGTAAAACTCACGTCAGGTAACGATTCGACCTGTGTTGCATTACCTGATGGTGGTGATGTTACTGATGCCATCGGCATTGCGGTTACTGCACATTCCAACATGCCAGCCATGCCGGGATTTGGCAGTAATACACGTATCGGCGTTGTCACTATCAATTGTCCAATTGGTATCGTTGAAAATGGTCCGATCCGCGTAGCTGTAAAATCGGGTGAATCCCCGAAAGTGGGTGATTTGGCAATCCCGAAAGGCCGAAACGTCACTACTGGCTATATGGAATGGGGTGTTGCCAATTCTGGCGATAAAAGTCGTTTTCGCTTCGAATCAAACACTCAGCGCGGCGGTACAGCAATTGTGATGGTTGTCGATGGTGAATTGCTGAGTGTGGGTTTTCCACATGAAACGCCTGTAACGGGTGTATCAGTTTCACCTAAAACCGCATCAAAGGCGGCTGGTGGTACTCAACAGCTAACCCCAACCGTTACGCCATCGGGCGCAACAAATAAAGCGGTCACTTATCAGACCAGTAATGCAAATATCGCAACTGTAGACGCAAATGGCCTTGTCACTGTTAAAGCAGGGGCTACAACCGGGCAGACCGCGACAATTACAGTACGAACTGAAGACGGTGGTTTCACTGATACCGCTGTAATTACTGTTAGCTAACAGGGAACCTCCGAAATATGAATGAGAACTATTTAGCAGCGTTAATGGCGCAGCTTTTTACCGAAGCTCAGGTAACTGGCGCAATGCCGGGAGTTAATACCGACGAGCAAGGGCTAATTTTTGCCCGTGACCTGATTTCCATGTCAAAAGATGTGTACATGGAAGAAATGCCAGCCCCCGTAGCGTTAACCATGTTCCAGCAGGAGCCAGGGATTAACGAAGGGGCGAAGTGGGCGGGGTATCGCATGTACTCGGCACAAGGTATGGCAAAAATCATGGCGGCATTCGGTACTGATATGCCGATGATGAGCGCTAAAGGCCGGGAATACTTCGCGTTGATGTACGATATTGGCCTCGGCTATGGCTATACCTATAGCGACGTTATGGCAGCGGCAATGTCAGGTACGCCGCTTGATAACATGCTGGCGCTGAATACCCGCGAAGCGCATGAACGCACAGTTTCTAATCTGTTGTGGCGTGGCAATAAGGAATATCAGATTATCGGCTTTATCGAACATCCGAATATTCCTCTGGTAGCAGTAGCCGGTGCATGGGCGACGGCTGACGGTGATAAAATTTGCGATGATGTTTCAGCAATTATCGCTGCAGTGAACACCACCAAAATCTACGAAGTAAATGAATTCCATATGCCGTCTAAGGCATGGGCGCGAATTCAGGGGCTACGCCTTAGCGGTACGCTCGGCACAGTCCTGTCATTCCTGCGAACTTCTTACCCGGAAGTGACTTTCCGCAAAAACTCCGATCTGGATGATGACGGTATTTGTATTGCGCTGGCGAATAACCGCCGCCACTTCGCACAGGCTACCCCTGTATTGTTCCGACAGTTGCCAGTGCAACGTAGTGGGCTTGACCTGTCTATTCCGTGCCTGTCGCGCTCCGCTGGCGTAATCGTCCGTGCACCGCTGGCTGCTGCTAAATCCTCTAAGGTAATTTAAGTCATGGCTGATAAAGAAAAAGCGTTTCTGACCAACACCAAACAAGCGCCGATTCATATCGGTGCAAAGAACAGTGAAGGGACTGTTATCACCATTTCGATTGCTCCGCTTGCCGCTGTAGAAGTTGATGTGGCAACGCTGCAAATCGGCGGTGTTAAGCAGTTTTTAGATGAAGGCTGGTTAAAAGTGGTTTCAGCCGCAGAAGCCAAAAAGCTCAATAAAGAGCACGATGGCGTAGTTGAATCCGACGACGAGTAGGGGCACAGCATGACGGTAAACGATTGGCTTGCCATTCTGCTACCGGGGTTATCACTTGATGAGGGCGCTATTAGCGCCCTTTCTTCTCAATGTGAGCGGCTATACGACCTTCGAGCCGCAGCGGATTACGGTTATGACGTAGAGCGCCTCAAAGCACTGTATGTTGCCGCTAATCTCGCCCCGATAGCTGTTGAGGGAATAAGCGCCAGTGTTCGCGGGGTAGCAAGCCGCCGTGAAGGGAAAGTGGCAATGACCTTTACTGAGTCAGCACAAAAGGCGGGCTGGCAGGGTACAACGTGGGGTGAGGAATTCTCAGACGCTATAGGCTCATTGTCTGGTGGTTGTATTCTCATCGGTCATGCCGATTAGCAGAATATTATCCTGATAAATGCGATTGGCCAGCCTTGGCGCCCACGGTAAAAAAATGGTTAAAGTGCACTTTAGCAGATGAATATTCCAGATTTTAAAAAATGAATTCGGAGTTTGATCTATGCGTGGTGGTGCAACGTTAGATACAAAGGGTTTTGACCGGGTTTTACGCCAGCGAATCAAGGGATTGGCAGGCGTAAAACTGACTGTTGGTATTCACCGGGGAAAAACCAATAACGGCGTTGATGTGGCGCTTTATGGGGCATGGAATAACTTTGGTACTAAAAACGCGATGGGCTGGGAATTAATACCCGAACGTCCGTTTATGAGATTTGCATCAGACCGCATTGCCGACTGGATGAGGTCAAACGAGTACAGAGATATTTTACGTGACGTAGCGCTTGGAAGAATAACACCTCAGCAAGCTATAGCCAGAATCGGCGCTAAAGCCGTGTCGATTACCCGCAAGACTATAGCTGACTCCGCACTATACAAACCTAACTCAGATATCACCATCGCCCGGAAAGGGAGCACTAAACCGCTGATACATAGCGGGGTACTCATTCAGACCGTAAATTACAGGGCTTTTTCATGAGACGATTAATCAAATTCTGGCAACCACTCCCTATTGAAATTGTGGGTGGCATGGTTCGCCAGGCATATTCAGAACAGAAAACAGCATTTCTCAGCATGCAGCCTGTCGATGGTGGCGGCTCCTTCCGTGCGTATCTTGCAGCACGTAAGCCTCAAGACTACATGGAGGCTATCGGGGAAGCTGATTTAGCAGTAACCGAGGAAGGCGAGCATAACGGCACTATCGTGCATTGTGCTGGCAAATATTATGAGGTGGTACAACGTCAGGAATGGCAGAACGGCGTCATTAGCCACTACGAATATTTGTTATTTGGCATGAAAGAAAAAGACGCATTAGCGCTGGTGGAATAATGAGTATCTATACGGTTAAATTAATGACCGTTTCGGGGGAGGTCGATTATTCAGATTACCATACTGAGAAAGCGACTTTTAACGATAACGGAAACAGCAAGGATATCTTATTCATTCCATATAACGGGCGAGATCCATCTTTCATTACTTCGGTTATTCTGGATGATGGTGACGGCAACAGCATTACCATTCCGGCAAATTTCCGTCTTGATGTGGGAAATGTCGTTAAGTTTCCCAAAGGGACGTTAAAAGAGACTGACGCTCAGGCTACACCATTGATATTAAGTGGCGCACCTTATCTTGCTATGGTTCGGCTTCGCCAGGCATTTCTTGAGCTAACAGGCGATAAACCACTATACGCACAGCAAAAGCTACCAGAACCTAAAGACCCGTTTACCGCCATTCATTTACTTTCGTCAGCGCGTGAGCCGCAGCCATTCGCCAAAACGTGGGACGGCGACTACAGGGTGTATCACTATAACTGTGCCGCTCAAGTTATTGCGATTCGCTCATCTGACGACGCTCAGGCATATCTCGAAAACTTTCTTTATGAGGTCGATTCAACTGAGGGGGAATTCTGGCAGTTTGATAACAACTGTTCTATTGACCGCTCAGGCGATTTCGAGAATAGCTCACCTCTAATTGATAACCTCGTTTATCAGCAAATGGCACAGGTGACATTAACCCTGCAATTTGTTTTCCAGCACTACAAAAAAGAGCGCTGGATTGATAGCGCAACGGTGAAAGCGAACGAGGTTACGTTACATATCAAGGGTGCATAAATGGCGAATTTAAGCAGGCTTTTTAGTGTGAAAATTGGACGGCAAACAACAGCCGCCCAATATGGCGTTTTCGGTGTGGGGATTATCCTTGCACCGGGCGCGGCGTTTTTTGGTTTGAAGTATTCGACCTATGAAAGCGCAAAAGTAGAAAATTTCAAAGACCTGTACCGGGTTTACACCAGTGCTGATGATGCGATTTCTGACGGCATAAGTGGTGATAACCTGCTGGCGGTTCAGGCTTATTTTTCGCAGAGTCCATCACCAGACACACTCGTTGTAGGCGATTTTTCCGCAGCCTACAGCAAGACCATGATTAAATTGACTGATGTTCCGGTTGTTGGTGCGCCATCGGGCACAAAATCGACCATTGGCTATGTAAAGGGCGATGAATATCGTTATGCGAAATTTAACGGCACAGCATGGTCAGGAAGCACAGGGGTAACGACTGATATCGTTGCTGATTCTGGCGCGGCAGGTCAGTTTCTTGTTGATGGGCGCATCGTTTATCTGGAAGGTGCGGAAGTCGTTCACAAATCATCTGTTGTACTGTCGGCAGCCGTCAGCCAGGCAATTGCAGCCATAAAGAACCAGTATAACAAGTTCTTTATGTCCATGACCCCATCCCGCGACCTTTCAATTCAGAAAGCAATTGCTGACTGGACTGAATCACAAGTAGATAAAATGGCGGTGTTTATTGATGATTATTCATCGCCAACATGGGCGACGGACAACATCACCAAATATATCTGCGAAAAAAATATTGCAGGTTCGTTTGCCGTATCTACCAAACGTGAAAAAAACTTCCTTGATGCTGCTCTGGCTGGTCGCTGTCTTGTTATGCAACCGGGCTCAGAAACATGGGCGCTTAAGACGCTTAACGCCGTGCAAGCCGATGACTTTACCGAAACCGATTACCAGAAAATTAAGGCATTCAACGGTAACACGTTTGAGGATTACGGTTCCGGCATCACGGTAACTTATCCGGGTACATGTGGTGACGGTGAGTCTATTGAGGTTGTGCGCTTTGCTTACTGGCAGGCTGACCGCATGCAAAAAGACCTCGCAACGCTCTTTGTGAACCGTAACAAAGTTGGTCACGACATGCCGGGGTATGAAGTCGTTTGTAACAAGATGGAAAGCTCGCTAAAAGGAGGTCAGACTGCTGGCGGTATTCTGGAAAACTTTACCGATGAAAACGGTGATTATGTCCGTGGATATGAGGTAATCCGTCCAACAATGGCAGAAGTCAGCGCAACCCAGCGCATCAAAGGCGACCTGACCGTTAAATTCAGATTCTATCTTCGCTACGCCATCAAGCATGTAGATGCTGTTGGTTCCGCACTGACCTACGGGATTTAATTATGTATTTAGGCAATATGTCCTCAAAAGACTGGCTGATTACTGTAGGCGTTGTCCCGGTAATTGGCCTGGCGAAAGACAGCAATATCATTGTTGAAGTACCGGACGACCAGATTACTGTTTCATCCGGCATCGGCGGTGACTGGTCATTTATTGAGAATCCTGGCGAGGAAGGCTCAGTAACATTCACCACGCAACGTAATTCCCCGGTAAATACCGCGCTGGCGTTGATGCAAAAAACAAAGGCCGTCATCCCTGTAACCGTAACCAATACACGCAATCTTTCCGTGCACCGGCTGGGCTATGCGATGTTTGCCCGTCAACCGTCTGATGGTGCAAATAACGGCGTCGGAGCGCAAACGCTGGAATGGAAACTCCTGACGGGCGAGCTTGATTCAACGATTCTTGGGGTGAATTTAACCAATGGATGATTCAATCAAACACGTAGAAATTAACGGGAAAAAATACTGCATCATCCGTATGAGCGCCTTTGATGCAGTTCACTTCAACTTGCGTGTAGCTGAAATTCTGGCGAAACATGGTATCAGCCAGGTAGAAAGCATCCTGTCTATGTCGTCGAAAATCTTCGGTATGCTCAACCGCGAAGACCACGACGAATTGCTGTTTACGCTGCTTTCAAAGTCACGCGCCCAACTGGTGGATAACGGCGAATTTCTGGATTCTTGGGACGCAGTTAACACCAATTTCACCGCAGCAAACATTGCTGATGTGTATCTGGTGGCGCTTGAGTGCCTTAAATTGTCCATTCTTCCGGTAACAGCAGGGTTAAAAAAAAATATTGGACTGGACACAGCGGCAACAATGCAGGGAGCCATGCGGCAACTGTTCAACGCCTTGCTGAAAACCTTGACCGAACCATCCGCACAGAGCTCGTCATCTGGCGAGTGATTGAAAGCGGCCTGATTAGCTACGACGCCGTAGCGTCAGGCCGCGCCTCCTTCGATTCCATTATGAGAGCCTCCGCCGTTATCCAGTTCGATAACGCGGTTCAACACGCGCTTAGTAAGGTGAAAAAATGACAGACCAGTCAGCCGATCTCGTAACGAAAATTGACGTTATCCCCGAACTGGAGGGATTAAACAGTTTTGACGCAGCCATAGAGCGCGCAATTGCCAAAGTAAACCAGCTTGACGCAGCCATTAAGCGCGTTAACAACCTGAAACCCGCCAGCCCATATGCGCCAGCCAGTACCGCCAGTGCGCCATCTGTAGCAACAACGGCAGCAGTAGCGACAATAGCCGCCACAGGCGCAAATCTGGTTAGCCGGACGCCATTAGCCGATACAGTTAGAAAAGAGGCTCAGAAGGTCGCACGTGCAGCCGTAGAGGGTACAACCAGCGGCCTGACGGGTAAAATCAGTATCCCAGCAAATAATCTGTACCGGCTACCGCATAATAATGAGTTTGGCGGTTATCTCCCGCCGCCTCGCGCTGGTCGGTCTACTTTACCTCCACCAGTAGACTCTGGATTTTCTTCTGGTCGGTCTGGTGGTGGAGGCATAAATATACCTACGCCGGGTAGCTCTGGCTGGACAGCCGGTCGCGCTGGTGGTCTGGCAGATCCAAATGCCAGTAATCCATTCTTAAAATACGATACCTCAACTAAAAGTTTTTCCGGCGAACCGCTGGAGGCGAAAAAGAAACCTGTTGCAGAGGGTGTAGAGAAAGCGACACGCAATCCATTTGGTGTTGATAGCATGCTGGCTGGCGCGGGGCTGACGGCTGGTATTGTCGCCGCTGGTAATGCTCTGGCTGATAGCCTTGATTCTATCCAGCGCCAACAGGCACAAATTGCACGACTGGCACAGACTACAGGGGATGCAAAAGAGGCATTTTTTGCCCTTAACGCGGCGGCAAGCGACGTTAGAAGAGACAGCGGGGCGTTTATCTCCACCTATACCAATATGGCAACAGCGACACAAAAATTAGGGTTGTCGCAAGAAAGAACAATAACCGCAACACAGGGGCTTGTTGGAGCGTTGCAATTAGGCGGTGGCAGTGCTGAGGCAGTCAATGCAGCGCTTTATCAGATGGGGCAGGCATTTTCATCAGACCGTTTCGGCGGCGATGAATTCCGCTCATTCATGGAAGCGATAGGGACGATGGCACCGAAAGTAGCTGAGGCATTTGGTACAGACGTTAAAGGACTCCGTGAAATGTCAGAAAAAGGGAAGCTGACCTCAGAAACCATGATTAAAGCCTTTGAAAAGCTGGCGGCGAGCAACATAGATTTATTGAAGAAACAGGGATGGACGTGGGGACAGACAATGACAGTCATGAAAAATGACTGGCAAGCCTTCTTAGCTCAGGCAACCATCGGCGGCGAGTGGCAAAAATTTACCGATTGGGCGGCAAATACCTTAATTCCACTGGCGAGGAAAGCCGAGAAAGAAGTTGCTGAGTTTTGGTCTACCCTGGCTGATGAGAGTAAAACCGCCATACTCATTGGGATTCTTGGCGCTGTTGGCGCGGCATTTACCGCGCTGGCAGTTCCGGTTATGGCGGCGCTTTGGCCTTTCCTCGCCATTGGCGCGGCTGTCTGGCTAGTCTATGAGGCTTTTGTTGAATGGAAAGCATGGCTGAAGGGTGAAGGAGGAACTATTTTTGATGGTTTGTTTGGTAGTTTTGATGAATTTGAACGTCGATACCCAGGAATTGTGTCATTACTTAGAGCGCTATCGAACAAAATATCTGAAACAGCATCAGACTTGAATAATAGCGGCCTTGAACTTCTACAGCCTCAAAATGAAAAGCAAGTGATGGATCTGGTTACAGGCAAGGAAAGCAGTGGTGGTACTTTAGATGTTATCAATAGGATAATTGAGCTATTCAATGAGGGGAACGAAGCGCCAAACTGGTATGAACGCCAACAAGCAAAGTTGAGTGGAACAGGAAGCATTACCAATAGTGGCAATACAAGCACGATTATCAACGTTAATAGTCCAAAAGAGGCGGCTGACACAGTTAATGGGATGAACAATCCCGGCAACATTAGTGGCGATATTCATGGTAATATTGCCGAATCAGTGGGAGCCAGATAATCAAAGGAGGGCTTTTTGTTTAACTTCGATAATATGATAACGCCAAAATTGCTAATAGTACTTTACTGGATTGCAACGCTTGCTTGTATTTTTATGGTGTTATATAGCGGAAGTACTAATCTGTTTCAGTCAGCAGCATGGTTAGTGGCAGCAGTAGTGATAAGAGTGCCATTTGAGTTAGTTATGCTTGCTTTCAAAAACAATGAATATCTGCGTCGAATATGTGAGGCTACAGAAGCGAAAAAAGCAGAGTAGTCGCCAGCGGTCACGCAATGTTACCCACGCCAATAAGGTGTGAAAATCCCCTCCACGTAGGGGATTTTTTTATGGGGTTTTCATGGCTGACGGTATGGAGGGTGCAATTTCAGCACCACGTGACCAACGCGCAGTAATGGTGTTTGAATCTGGCGTTACAGTGTCACTAAGGCTAAAGACCAGAGAAGGGTTTGAAGCGAAACGCACCATAGCTCAGGGGAAAGTCGAAACAGGTTATAAAATCTCTGACGGCACGGTAGACGATCCAAAGGTTGTATCTTTTGAAGGCATCATTACTGGTGCTGATTTCCCTTATACATACGGACTACTTTATACAACGCAAAACATGATTTGGGCGATGAATCAGGCTCAGCAAATCATGGCGGCTTATGAGTTAAAAGAGTTTGTATCAGTTTACACATCGTTTATGGCGATGCCTCAAAGCGTTATCCAATCGCTAAACATCGAAGCCGTACCTAAGAAAAATTGCTACACCATCAAACTGACCGCGCAAAAAGTCGAAACGGTAACATTCCAGCGTTCGCGCAATAAATCAGCACAATCAAAAACTTCCAATCCGGCAGGGAAGGGGACAGTTGCCGCAGGTAAGAAAAGCGCCGCGCCTATTGATGCAAAAAAGGAACCTCAAAAAGTTTTCGCGCTTGAGAAGATGCGCCGCATGCTGGGAGGCTCTTAAATGCAGCCTGCTTACTACGAAATCAACGTAATCCCATCCATAGCAGACCAGGAATTTACATCATCTCTGAATGGCATGGT